AGTCCTTTCTCATAACAGGAATTTCAACGGTAGTAATGTCACCAGCAACCATCACCGGATTTTGGGGAACGCAAGCAGATGTAACCAAGATGTCACCATCTGGAGTCCCTACGAAATACTTTCCTGTTCTTTCACATTCACCAAGCATAGTTGGCTCAAACGATCTGTCCATGTTCATTTCTATTCAACTCCTTTACTAATCGACAATCACTTCACGAAAACCGCATAGGCAATACCAACCGCCGCAATCCAATAAACTTGATTGCGGTAAAGCCAAGCCGCTATCACGCCAATCAGATGATGTCATTACCATGCCTTCTTGGTTGATGCACGTATCGCACGAATCCGATGTTGGCCCACGCAACCACATAAGGTAAGGATCGTCGCGCCGCCGCGTTTGCCCGATAGCATAGGCTCCGTAAGCGGCAACTGTCCATAACGCTACACGGTTTCCAACGTCTTCGCCGGTCTCGCCGTCTTCTGCGTAAACTCCACCGTAACGGCCGTTGTAAATGTCATCTCCAAGATTGCTTGCGCTTTCATTTGCGGCGGCAATAGTTTCGTCGATGGACGCCAATTCCTCGTCTGTCAATTCATCGTCACCAGCCAACAACATTCCCATAAGCAATGAAGCGACCAGCGACGTTTGGGCAAGCTTCCTTAGTTCGCTTACGAACTCTTCCTTTTCGATCTTGCCATCCAACGCGTCTTCGGCCAATGATTGGATTTCTTCTCCGTAACCGGCAATCAATTCTTCTCGCTGGTCAAACTCCGCTTTCGTTTGTTTATCAAGGATAATTTGCCTTGCTTCTCGCTTTGCATCCTTAGCAAAGAACGGCTGTGCTTTACCTGTTGCGGCCGTTTGACCGTCTTCTGCATCCCCACCTGCTGGCAACGCTGTTCCGCCGGTTGTTAGCTTGAATGTTGAACGCCATTGCATTTGTGTCAATTTTCCCAACTCAGCGTCAGGAAATTCAGCGAGTCCTATCCCTTCCCTAAACTCGTCCAACGTTGTGCCGCCCGCAAGCCAATTCTCACGGTGTCTCGTATGGGACGCGTCTTCGTTTTCTTGTAATGCCTTCACCTCACTTGTGTCCCAATATAACCTGACTTGCTCATCGAGAACCGGCTCATATCCGGTTGTGTAATACATAGGTAACAGGTTTAGTTCAAAGAAGGATCTCCAACCTCCCATTTCTGCCGACATAGTTGAAACCCAAAATTGTTTCCACGCTTCCGGGAGATTGTTGTACGTGGCTCTTAGCAAACCGAAATACGCGTATAAAATCAGCGGCGGCACACCAAAACCCATAGTAATACGGCTCTCAGAAAAACCGCGTACAGAATCGCTATCAAGCTCTCCCAACATTGCGCCAAGCCGTTGGTATTCCGCGTTTTCGTCCATGACAACAATGTCGTGCTGGTTGCCGCTTTCACGGCCGTGTTGCGCCCGCCAACGCGATCTTATTTCGTTGGCTTCGTCTTGCATCAAAGAACGTCCCTTGATTGTAATAATACCCGATGGTACACCGGCATTATTAAAGAATGACCGAATGTAGTCTGTTTGCGCTTGGTCCATGTCCACTTCACGGATAGCGGCGGCAAGTGGCGAAAGCGTTCCGCCCAACTCCAGATCGTCACGCATTAGCATAAGTTCCGCTGGTATGTCCTTGCTGTAACGGCCGTCTTTCCATTCATAATAGTCTATAACCCGTTCACCTTCCGGTCCTTGTCCATAGATCGGCTTGACCTTATCCGGCTGTAACGGCCACAGTTCCGCTGGTATATTGCCGTTCCCAGGGACGATCTCGCAGTACGTAAGTCCGGCAACGTCTATGCTTTTTTGGCAAAATGAAATGAATTGGTCTTCATCCATTTTGGGATTAGGCCGTCTTAACAGCCGCCGCATTGGATGACCGACCGCTTCTTCCCACGCTCCATCCGTAGCACGCTCTTGGACAATGAGCCTTGGCTCTTTAAGTTGGTTAGCCTTAATGATAACGCAACCACGGACGAGAGCGTCAGTTCGGTAATTCCCGATAAGTGCCGTAAGGTCGGTTCTTGGCATTTTTGCCAAAGACTGAACGCCGGTATTCTGTAGCGTGATCGTCGATTTTATTTCCCGCCGTCTAAAGAAATCTAATATGCCCATATTTTTCCGGCTCCCTACCGTCTTATTCCACGTACCCTTGAACTTGGAAATAATGCTCAACCAAACCCGTGAAGTCGTCTTCCAGTTCTATTACCAACCGTTCGTTGCTATCACCATCTAGTCGGATAACTGTCCCCGATTTTGCAAATGTCCAACGGGCGTGCCCGTTTTCGTTTCCTGCTCCAAAAGTAGATACTTCAAAATCGTAGCAGTACCTTGCCCAGTCAAGATTCGTTTTGATGGTCAAGCCGTCTAACAGATCGATGATCGTTCCCCCGTCATCTTCAACCCTTATCTTTATACCGTTCGTCAACGTTACACCATTGCCGTAAGAGCCGCTATCAAACGATCCTGAATCAACAATACTTGGAAGCATTCTGTTTATACGGTAAACAGTTCCGGCGGGCGGCTGTATGTAAAATTCCTCTGCTGCGCCCGCGTAATTACCTACCGCGTTTTTAGTTCCTGTTCCGTTTCCGGCCGTGTCCAGGAACCGGAGCAACATTAGCTTGACTGGCCCAACATTAGCCAAAGCAACCTGCTCTGCATGTTGACTGTTACCGACATCTTTATACGGTACTAATACCGCCGTCTGCGTCACTGGATCTCTACGTATTATTTGTGTGTCTGCCATGATAAAATCTCCTTAAAAGAATATTCCTTTTGACGCTCCTTTCAGATCGTTCCAAGACCAGTAAGCCGCGTCAACCAAATCGAACGGTTTCGTTAACGGGAATCGACGCAAAGCTTTCTCTAACGATCCTGTCGTTCCTCTCACGTGTATAACGTTACCAGATTCATAGTCATTTAGCATTAAACTGTTGCGATGAACTTTGCTTCCATGCCCCGCTCCTGCCTTTGCTTGCTTGAACGCTGGTAATCGTAAACGGCCGTTTACGATTTCGTCCGCCAATTGCGAAACGGCTCCAACGATCTTGCGGTAATCGTCTCCTTTGAGGGCGTCATCAATCTCAGCTATCCCGCTAACCGCTTCAGCTTTGTCTTCAGGCGTGCCTACCTGTTCATCTCTCACGCTTACAAGTTTCTTGCGTTTAACGAGCATGACGGCACACTGTTGGACGTGCTGACAAGCCAAGCGGTAAACAGACCGCCAAGCATCCCCTCCTTGGTCGGTTTCGACGCCAACGGTTTCAAACTTGTAACGCAACGCCGTAAAAACCGCCCGCCGTATACTATCCTCCGGTGACGTAACCTGTTCCCAAGAATGGAAACGATATATCTTATTATCAACCCCCAAACCATCTGCCTGGATTGCATGGCTATCTGATTGGTCTGTATTGGTAACGGCCGGATCAACCCAAACTGCTCCACGAATCAATTCTGGTACGTCTTCCAGATCGCAATGCCTAAACGTAATATGATCCCAAACGCCGCCCGGCTGCACGTCTACTTCTTGCTGAGATTCATGCTCAAAAGCAGACGGTCCCCAATCGTTGATCTGTCCTTCAACGATCTTGAGATCTTGCCCCTCCCAAATGGGTATGCCGCCGGTTACTTCGTAGCCTCCTTCCGGTTTTTCTTCATACGTCAGATCTATAACAGCCGGGTGCGGACCACTGATTCGTTTGTCGAAAAGAAACGCCGCCCGGCCGTCTACAAGCTGAGAGAAAACAGAATCAACGTGAATGAGGTTTTGCATCATCAAGACGGCCAAATCTACCGAACCGGCAGGGAGCAACGAGGTCGTGATCACCTCCTTTTTTTTATTGATTGTTCTTGGTGAATCGTGCTTGCTGTCGATGTCGTCAAAGATCATCATGTCTGGACGATCTTCTTTCACTCTTGCTCCACGCCGGGCGGTATCTAAACCAATCGCGTCGATGGTCATGCTTGGCGTTCTTAACCTGTTACGCCGCCACGCTTTTGCTGCACCGTACTTTCCTAATTCTCTCTCCGCCAATGTTGGATGGTTTTTCTCGATAATATTACTTTCCAGCATATCTGCTATCGTGGTAACATGCTGGTCGGCCTGCTCTTGAGTTTCACAACAATACCAAATGTAACGGCGCACACGCCGGGCGGCGACGGCAACCGCTGCCATTTCAGCAGATGAAGATTTTCCGCCGCCACGAGGCCATATACCAACAAACGGTTGCGGCCGTTTTTTCTTTTCTATTGCCCAAACCCAATCCCAAAATTCGGTATGATGTTCTGCAAACGAATAGACTGCATATTGTGGGAATGTATTTGGCACCCAATCTTGCCAAGATTTTAGCATTTCCCTTGTACGTTCTCGCTCTCGTTTTATCCTGGCAACACGCCGCTCCAGTTCCGACTCACGCTGTCTTAGTAAAGCCGGTGGAAGCGACGG